GAAACCTTAACAACCTGGACAGCAGCAGCTACAAACACGGCAGGAGACATTCAAGTTGCAACAGGCGGGAAAATATTATCAGCAGTAAAATGGCAAACAGACATAGTTATATTTACTGATACTGGAATCAATCGTATGTATTATTTAGGATCTCCGTTTTTATATGGAGTACAAGAAGCAGGAACAAACTGTAAAGCTATTAGCCCAAGAACAATTTCTTCAGCAGGTGCTTTTTTATGTTGGATGGGAGAAAATGCTTTTTTTATTTTTGATGGTGCAGTTAAAGAAATAAAATCTGATGTGCATGATTATGTATTTGATAATATGAATTATGATTATAGAAAAGTTTCGTGTGGTGGTCATAACTCAAATTACAATGAATTTTGGTTTTTCTTTCCAGTTGGAGACACAACATTAAGACCAAATAAATATGTCATTTTTAATTATTTAGAAAATGTTTGGTCAATAGGAGAAATGGATAGGGGTTGTTGGATAGATCAAGGAGTTTTTGATTATCCTATAGCTTGTGATAGTGCAGGTAATATATTTGAACAAGAAAGCACAAGTGTTACTTTAAATAATTCAGAAGGAATTGGAACTTCAGTTCCTTTTGCAGAAACATCTCCTATAGAAATAGCAAATGGAAATTCTTTAGTGCAGTGCAATCAAATTATTCCAGATGAAACAGCTAATACATTGCCAGGAGTAACAATTAGCTTTAAAGGTAAATTTACTCCTCTTGGTTCTGAAACTGATTTTGGAAGTTTTACTTTTAATACAGATGGTTATACAGATGCGAGATTTTCTGCAAGACAAGTAAAAATGAAAGTTACAGGTAGCACAACACAACCATTTCAAGTGGGAAAAATTCGTTTAGACCTTAAAAATAGAGGCAAAAGATAATGGCTAGAAAAGCCTTAAGAAGACCAGGACTTGATTTTAATAGTGAATATCAAAATTATTTAGTGTCAGAAATTGAATATAGAGATGGTTTAGCTTTTAAAAAGGGTGAAAGAATTGAAGTAAATGGAGGAGATCAAACTGAATTAGTATTGATTAGTCCTAATGGAAATAAGTACAAAATTACAGTCGATAACTCAGGAAATCTTACAGCAACACAAATCACAGTCTAAAGTGTTAGAGCCTTGGGAAGTTGAATGGAAAAGATGTAAGCCTTGGATTGAAAAGGCTATTAAACATCAAGATATGTATAATATTGATGATGTAGAAAACCGTATTCGCCAAGGAATTTTTACTTTATGGCCAGGCAAAAATAGTGCTATAATTACGGAGATAGTTGTCTTTCCCCAAATTAAGATAATGAATCTTTTATTTTGTGGTGGAGATTATTCTGAACTACAATCAATAGTAGATACCTCTATTGAACAGTTTGCCAAACAATTAGGAATACAACGCCTTTCTGGTGGGGGGCGTAAGGGCTGGATAAGAAAATTAAAATATCTTGGCTGGAAAAATGAATATGTAATAAGTAAGGAATTATGAGTAAAGGCGCAACAACAACAACAAATCAAATGGATCCTCAATTAATGAGGATGTATGAGGATTTATACAAAAGAGCTAAAGGGGTTACTAGCATACCATTTTCGCCTTTTACTGGAGCAAGGTTTGCAGGTTTTAACCCAGATCAACTACAAGGTTTTGAGTCAGTTAGAAATATGTTTGATGACTCAATGAGCTATGACCCTAGAGCTAACTTAGCTAATTTATATGACTCTCCATTAGACATATCATCATTTCAAAATACTTTTGAGCAAGAAGTTGTAGATAATGCATTGGCAGACCTTGATAGATCCAGGGCCTTGCAACTAAAACAAGATCAAGATGCTGCTATTGGTTCTGGGGCTTTTGGTGGTTCTCGTTCCGCTTTACTTGAAGCCGAAACCAATCGTAATTTTTTTGACAGAGCAGGAAATCTTGCTTCAAACATGAGGTATCAAGGATATAATGATGCAATGAATAGAGCTATGAATGATAGGCTTTATCGTACAGACTTAGCAAATCAACAGTTGGCAGACCAATACAGAAACTTAGGTTTATTATCTAACATAGGCTTACAACAACAAGGATTACAACAGCAAGGACTTGATTTTGGCTATAACGAATTCTTAAGACAAATAAATTACCCAAGAGAAAATCTTGGCTTATTAGCTTCTGCATTAGGAAGTATTCCATATCAAGGATCACAAGTAACACAACAAGAAACTGGAACGGGTGATGTTTTGGGTACATTAGCACAACTTTATGGTTATCATTTAATGTCTTCTGATGAAAGACTAAAAGAAGATATAACTCTTTTAGGTAAGGTTAATGGTCACAATATTTACACATGGAAGTGGAATGAAATTGCCAAATCATTAGGAGTTAATAATCCACCAATAGGTGTAATAGCACAAGAGGTCAAAGAAACTAATCCAGATGCAGTTACTATGGGTGATGATGGTTATTATTTAGTTAATTACGGAGCTTTGTAATGAATATAAATGATCTTGAAAAACTTAAACTAATAATGCAAAACAGTCCAAAGCCATTTGATCGCTCTACGGTTCCATTTTTACCTGAACAAAGAACCGCACTTGAAATGCAAGGTTTTCAAGATCCTTTTTTTAACATCTCTCCAGGAAGTTCTCAAGAGCCCCTGCCACAACAAAATATTATTCCTGATGTTTCAGCCTTTAGTCAAAATGTTAAAAATATAAAATTAGCAGAAGAAGAGGCTAAAAGAGCAGAAGAAATGGCCAAAAGAGAGGGTTTAGCCAGAATGTTGATGGCGCTTGGTGATGCATTAAAAGGAGAAGATGTTATAAGTAATGCTATGCAAAGAGATCAAATGTTTAGGAAAAAAGAAAATGAAAAAAGAAAAGAAGAAAGTATTAGTAATTTTAAAGAATTAGTAAAAGGAACAGAATTTGAAGAGATAGCTAATGCTCTTGGTGATGAATTTGCATATAATCTTTATGGCGAATACACAGCCAGATCATTACTTGCTGAAGATGAACCGCCTAGAATAGTAGAGGCTGCTAATGGAAAAAAATATTTTGTTGATTCTGAAGGTAATTTCAGCGAAGTATTTCCAGGTGTAGAGAAAAAGGAACAACCTAAAATAGTAACAGGTGATGATGGATTAGAGTATTTTGTTTATTCTGATGGTAGGAGAGTGCGAGTGTTTCCAGAACAAGTTAAGCCCGAAAAAGTGGTGAATACAAAAGAAAGAATTTTGCAAAAAATTGTCGATAATGGATTTGATAGCCTAAATGACAATGAATTATTAATTTGGAATGAAATTATTAATTCACAGAGTTTTGAAGAAATTTTGGCTAATACACTTTTAGGTGATCTAGATATAAAAGTTGTGGAGTAAGTAATTGGATAGTGTAAAATGCCAAATTACAAAGTAAAACATCCTAATACTGGAGAAGAATATACTCTAAAAGCAAAAAGACAGCCTACTGAAGAAGAAATAATACAATTCTTTGATAATTACGATAAAGAAAATCAAGCAAAAAAAATAAGTGAAAGTTTAGTAGGTTTATTTGGAGACCAAAAAAAATCACAAAATCAATTTGGCTTTCTTGATAATTTAGATAACAAAAAAAATAATACTAAAGCTGAAAAACCTGTTGGTTTTTTTAAAAATGCTTGGAGAACTTTTGGGGGCGCTGGAAGAGATGTAATCCAATCTACTTTGGATTTAGGATATGATATTGATGAATATTTTAAATTAGGTGGTATTTCTTGGGCTGATAATCCTAACACTGAAGAAAAAGAAGGTTTAAGATTTATTGGATATGATGAACGTAAAGAGTTAGAAGATTATTATGGAGATGCATATAAATTAACTTTGCCAAAAGTTGAAGAACCAACTTATATGGGAGGAAGTTTTGTAAGAGATGTAAGTGGCTTTCTAGTTCCCTATACAAAAGTGAGTAAGATTGGTAAAGTTTTTCAACCAGTTTCTAATACGGGGAAAGTCTTAAAATATACTACACAAGGAGCAGTAGCAGAACAGTTTGCTTTTAGTCCAGATGAATCAAGACTATCAAATTTAATTGAATCATATCCTAGTTTGCAAAACCCAGTAACAGATTTTTTGCAAGCAGACCCAAATGACTCAGCAGCAGTATCTAGGCTTAAAATGGCTTTAGAAGGGGCTGGTTTAGGTTTAGCTTTTGAAGGAATTTTTCTTGGACTTAGAACACTGAAAAAAAATCGTAGTTCTGAAGTTCCACCAAAACCAGATGAAATAACAACACCAAAACCAGATGAAATAACAACACCAAAACCAGATGAAGCAACAACAGTTCCACCAAAACCAGATGAAATTGCACAAAGTTTTAAAATAAAAGATCCTTCAACTCAAGTTGATGTGCCTTTAAATAAAGATGGCACTCCAGATAAAAGAACAAAAGCCTACAAAGAACAAAATTTTGCAGGAAATATCAACTTAGATAAAATTAAATCTACTGATGATGTTAAAAATTTACTAAAAGAAATATCTGAAAAAAATAATAATTTTGTAAATGCAAGAAGAGGCAAAATTAGGTTTGGCTCTCAAGGAGAAGAATTGAAAAAACTTGCTGACGAAACAGGGCTTACTGTAAATGAATTATTAAAAAGAAAGCCAGGAGAGGCGTTTAATGTTGAGTATATAACAGCAGCTAGATTATTAAATATAAGGTCAGCAAATGAACTTTTTAATCTATCCAAAAAAATTGAATCTAATCAAGGCACAAATTTAGATTTAGTAAATTTTGAAAATGCACTTAATAAACATGTAGCAATACAAGAGCAAGTTGCTGGTATAACTGCTGAAGCAGGGAGGGCTTTAAGGGGTTTTAAAGAAATTGCAGATTCAGAAGGAGCTCTTAAAGATAGTTTAATTAAAGATTTGGTTAGAGAAAAAGGATCTAATATTAAAGATATAGCCAGAAAAATGAGTCAATTAGATACCCCACAACAAATCTCAAACTTTGCAAGAAATGTAAGAACTGCAACAACTATGGATCAAATTCAAGAAGTTTGGATAAATGCTTTATTATCCTCTCCATCAACTCATGCTGTAAATATAATATCAAATGCTTTAGTAGCAGCTACAAGGATGCCTGAATACGCTGGTGCAGCAGTTATGGGTTTATTTAGGAGAGGTGATGATAAGGTTTATGTAAATGAATTTCTGAGTAGAGTTTTAGGTAGTCTTTACGGAACTTTAGACGGCTTTAGATCAGGTGGTAGAGCTTTAATAGATCCCGAGAGCATAAAAGATCCATTAACAAAGACAGAAATTGCATCACAAAAAAGCATTAAAACACCATTAAAGGTGTTTGGATATGATTTAATAGGAGATACAGTAAGATTACCAGGTAGAGCTCTTGTAGCAGAAGATACATTTTTTAAATCTATTGGTTACAGGCAAGAATTATGGGGTCAAGCTATTAGACAAGCAAATAGAGAAGGTAAGGGAATAAAAAGAGCTTTTGAAATATTAGAAAATCCTACTAAAAATTTTCCAGAAATAGAATTAAAAGCTAGAGATACTGCACGTTATCAAACTTTTACAAACCCAGTAGGGAAAAGCCTAGGCAAATTGCAAGACTTTATTGGAGATCATAAATGGCTTAGATTTATAGTTCCCTTCTTTAGAACTCCAGTTAATATTGTAAAATATGCCGCTCAAAGAACTCCTCTTGGGATTTTTTCAAGAACCTATAAAGAAGCAATCAAAAAGGGTGGAGCAGAAGCAGATTTAGCTAGATCAAGAGTTATTTTAGGTAGCTCTGTTGCAGCTTTAGTAACCCACCTATCAAGTCAAGGATATATAACGGGTGGAGGCCCCGCAGACCCAAAAGAAAAAGCAAATTTAAGACAAACTGGTTGGCAAGAGTATTCAATTAGAATTGGAGACAAATATTATGCTTACAACAGATTTGAGCCTGTTGGAATTTTATTTGGTTTAGCGGCAGATGCAGCCGACATAGCTAAATATATAGAAGAAGATTACAGTGAAGATGATGACTACAGCACATTATTAGCAATGATTGCAACATCAGTAGCAAAAAACCTAACAAATAAAACTTTTTTATCTGGTATTACTTCAGCAATTAATGCAATGAGTGACCCAGAAAGGTATGGAGAAAGTTTTATAAACAGATTTATAAGCAGTTTTGTTCCAACAATAAGCTATTATCAAAGAAAATCTACAGACCCTATTGTTAGAGATGCACAAAGCACATCAGATTTTATTAAAAATAGAATACCAGGACTTTCTAAAACCCTACCTGCCAAAAGAAATATATTGGGAGAGGTTATAGAATA